GGCGTCACTCATGGTCCAAAAGGAACGGGGTCTCCTACGCACTGCGTAGGCGCCACCGCCGCGGACACTTACGCGTCCGCGATACGGGAGTGAATAAATCCACTCCTGTACTCCCCTAGGTTGGTTGTCAGTGAAGCAACCGAACCTGAGTGTGATAGCGAGCAGAGCTGGTTCATCACCAACTCTGTGCTTAGGCAGTTGAATGAGCCGCTGGGAAGCAGCTTTCTTCAACCAGAAAGGATCTGACTCAAAAACAAGAAGGCCATCGTCTGGCCCATTTACATCCGGCTGCGCGAAGTCGAGATAGCCCCTAGGGGCCGTCCGAATCATCGTGCGTAGTGAGTTCCTCACTCTGGAATCCCGAGCGTTACCGTCGGGTCCAAGTCGGCGCGCGAGTCTAACAAGGCGGTTAAATGCCCTAGTAAACTCATGCTTCTCTTCGGTCAGTTCTTTCTGATACACCGGTGTCACGTCACGGGTCCCAAACCAATGGGAACCACATGACTCGCGAAACGGACCCTCGATAAAGGTCTTCTCGCGATTCAGTTCGAAGCCTACGGCTTCGAGGACTGCGCAAACACGCGGGGCAATGCTCACAGGTACGACGATGTCGTCCCCGAACACACTAACGCAACCACGAACGTCCTCTTCGTCCATCACCGACTTGGCCAAGGCCCAGAAGATGAGAGACTCGAGTTCGAACGTGAAACCGTTCCCCATGGAACTAAACTTGTGCAGCTGCATGAACGGACCCTTGTCGATGCTGTAACGCTTCGACCGGATACAATCCATGTAGTGTGCCCAGTCCAGGGGAAGAAGCTGGTAAACCAGCTCACGGTAAACGGAATCACTGGCAGCCTTGAGATCGATCGTCGCCAAGCCCTCGCGGGCAAGACGTTGATTTAGCTCCTGGCTGTTCAGATCAACCCCCACAGTTTTGAGTCTTTGGCGTATGAAGCCGCCAACTCCGAACTGCAAGAAGAGGTTACCAGTTGGTTCAACC